ATCCAAAGTGCTAACTCATAATTATCTACCCTTGGAACTTCTAAATCTACAGCTTGGCCTTTTCTATGTTGACTTGTTTCTTTTGATCCCAACATTTTATTTAATGCACTAGACCTGTATCCACTGTTGGGCGCAAAAGGAGTATCAAAATGTTTTCTTACTGGTTCAAGAATTTGAACGCATACTGATCTCAATGATGATATTATATCTTCATCATCAGGAATATTATTAATATTATTTCTTACGGCTGTTTCACTTTTACACAATTCCGCAAGAGTAAAATGATCTGTGAGTCTCATTATTTCCTCAATTTTTCCACAACATCCCTGCCATCAACAAAATCACTGCTCCCGCCGTTGAAATCATTATCAATTCCAACCTTTTGATCCTCTCGATTGTTTCTTTCCAACGCTCCGCGCAGACGGCTTCGTGTGTCTCCAATTTCGATTCCACATCTTTTGCGGTTGGCTTCAATGATGGCATAATCTGTTTTATCCAACTTTTTTATCTTCTTGTGATACTGATTTTATGAGTTCACCAAGGTAAAAATCAAATGATGGCTGTAATTGGTCTAAATCAAACTTTAAATGATTCATTTTTTTCTGTAATTCTTGAACGTGCATACACAGTTTCTTTTGTTCATCTGAAAAATCTTCAAATGCAAAACTCTTTTCTTCATTATTGACAATTAGTCTTATTACATTTTTTTCATCCATTTTCTTCTCCTGTGTGCTTTAAATAAACGCCTTGCCATTCTTAATGGCAGTATTGACTGATGTCATATCTTCAGAAGTCCAATATGATTGTTTAAGCATCATCTCTAAATGATCAACATTTTTTTTTACTATTTGCTTTCTTTCATCAGGTTTCCAACTCGCACCAAAAGAATTTGCAATAAAAATATCTTCATCTTCCCATAACTTCTTCACAGCGATGTTTTCGATCAAAGTTACACAATCAAGCATTCCTTTATAAAGTTCTGCTATTTGATCATTTGAAAGTGGCGTTGCTTGAATCATTTTTCGCTCCTTTTAACATCAAGACTTTTGTTCTAATTCTTTGACTTTTGCTGAAAGCTCTTTGACTGCATTCACAAGATACCATGTGATATTATCAGGTTGCACTGACATACAACCAGTACTTTGAGTAGTCACAACATCTGGCAATACATCCTTGATTTCTTGTGCTATAACACCAACTTGCGTTCCTTCTTTTTCAATCGCATCAGTTGGCGCAAGTTCAGGGTCAACTTCTTCTGGCTTGCGATACTCAAAGTTTCTAACTTTAATCTTTTCAATAGCACTCAATCCTGTTTTGTTATCCTCTATATTCTTTTTGATTCGTCTATCTGAGGTTGTTGACCAGTTCGCTGAATTGTTGCCTTGAAAAACACCGCCTGTGCTTGGCGCAATAAATCCTGTAGAATTTCCTTTTCCTAAACCATTTTGTGATGCAATAACAATTTGATGTGTAGCATCCCCCGCACTTGCCATTGCACCTTGACCAATTAGAATATTATTGCTTGCTGTTGTGCTTGCTACGCCACCACCGCCTGAATATCCCGCTTGATAACCCACGGTGACATTGCTTGAACCTGAGTTTAATGAAAAATTAGCTTGTGTCCCAAAACTGACATTGTTGTTACCAGTGGTCAAACTATATCCCGCTTGATAACCAACTGAGTGATTGTGATTTCCTGTTGTTTTAGACGAGGAATTACCAAAACCCGCTTGATAACCAAACGCTGTATTCGACACTGGTGACGTATTATAATATCCCGCTTGATAGCCCACAAAAGTATTGTTGGAACCTGTTGTCTCATATCCCGCCTGTGCGCCCACAAATACACATTGGGTAGCGGCTGTTCCTGTATACCCTGCGTTATGGCCTATTGCAGTAAGATTTGTCGCTGTGGTTGTCGTGTTCCCACTGAAACTACCCACTAGCGTATTATTTTGACCTGTATTTATTGACGTTCCTGAGTTTCTCCCTATCGTTACATTATCATCCCCTGTGCTTATCGCATCCCCCGCGAAAGCTCCTACTGCGGTATTGGCTGTTGCTCCTGTCGCTAACACTGAATGAGCACTATGTCCGATTCCTGTATTTTGTTCTGCTGTTGATGATCCTGTACCCTTACCCGCACTTGTTCCAAGAAATGTATTTGATGCACCTGTTTGAAATCCACCCGCCTCTGTGCCAACGGCTGTTATAGGATTTGAAGTAGCTGTTGTTGCGGCGGCATACCCCACTGCTGTTGATCCTGTACCGCTTGATGCGGCATAGGCTTGTAGTGCGGCTGAACCAACCGCCGTATTCTGCGCTGTGACCGCAACTGTGAGAGCATTAAACCCAACTGCGGTATTCTCAGAAACCGACACTATGGCATCACCCGCGCCTGATCCAATCAGCGTATTTGAATCCCCTGTAGTAATTGCTGTCCCTGCTGTTGCACCAATCGCTGTATTGTGAGTTCCCCCCGCTTGAACGCTATCTAATGCTGTATCTCCAAGAGCTACATTTGATGTACCTGTGGGGTAGTTACCATCAAGTTTGATTGTTCCGTTGAAAGCCACATTCACTACATTGTTTGTAGAATCAAGAGTGACAATATCAATATATGCGTTATTGGCTGAGTTCCTTATTTTAAGAGTATTATCACCAGTATCCATATAAAATTGAAAAGCATACGTTGTGCTTGGGTCTGAACCACTTGAATTATTTGATGAGATTGCTTGAAGAACACTGTTTATATCAGCCCTAACGGTTGCTCCATCAGCGTTTGCTATAACGTAGTCATGGGTACTCATATTTTTTTTCTCCTAAATTGTCGCGCTAGTAACCGCCAATGCTGAACATGATACATTATAAGCGGGATCAGAGGTAGTCAAAACTGCTTTGAACTTAAATGCTCTGGCGCGAACCTCTGTTTGTTGAAACAATTTAAAGCTAGTAAAGGATGGACTACCACTTGGGTCATCATCTGTTGATGCAAAATATACTTCAATATTAGTGGGTTGCGCTCCTGCCGTTCCATCAAAATCATCCCATGTATCAATATTAGCGGTTCTATTATCAATAAGATCATTTTGTAATGTTGCCACAGAAGTTACTTTTGCGGTCAGCCTAGCTCTTGTTACTGAACCTAAATCAATTTGATTAGCAAATTCATATGTTCCTGTAGATTGCGTACCACCAGTATTATCAAAATTTTCAATTGAATCAAAATCAGAAATACTATCCAGTAAAGTAGCACCAACCAGTTTAAGGTTGTTATCAATTACAATTACATTTGTTTTTGTTCCCGCAAATGATGGGTTCTCTGTGGCTGAAGTGCCATCTGTAAAATCAAGAATTGTATCTCCATCTGCGGCTACGGTGGTTGCATCTGTTTGTTTATTTCCAAACGCATCAATGAATTTAAGAAGATAATTACCCGCCCTTAAAGGAACGATTGCTTGTGTTGCAATACCTGAAACTGAATCATCTACAAGGGTACTTGTAGGCCATGAATTTGTTACACCTACACCCGCATGACGAATTTCTATAGTTCCACCAACCCTTACATCTAAATCTGTTGATTGTGTCCATTGAAGCAACGCCATACCGCCTATTTCCTGTAGGCTCAACCCTGTCATATTGGTTGGAGCCGCACCGAAACCCGCAACATTCCCGATTGCTTGCACATAATCTGATTTGTTGCCAATCAATGAAACTGAACGAATGCGAACATCATATGATGCGGGAGCTAGATCAAGAAGCTCAAAGCTAGTACCTGTCGTGATTCCACCTGATGTAAATGTTGAATCTGTGCTTTTTTTGAACTCTAATTCATAAAAATATGCGAAAGCATCATCTGCAAGTGTATATGTGACATTAAGAACTGATTGAACACCCCTGCCATCCCTAGTAGTTCTTTGTTCTTCGATAGCTTGAAGATTTGTAGGTGGCTCAAGGTTGAATACATCTGGAATAGTGGTATTTGGTGCGCTTAAAACAATTTGTAAATCTGACGCTGTAAAATCATACACATCATCAGAATATTCTTTTGCTGATATTTTTATCTGCAATTTTCTGTCGTTTACTATCAACCCCCATTGTGTAAGCTCGAACTTTTTACTGGCAAATCCAAATCTTTCAAAAGTAAATTCAAAAACATCACCACAAATCAAAGGCAATGCCGCAAGGGAAAGTGTTGTATCAATTGCCAATGGTTGTCTGTTTCTATTCAGATTTATTTTCGCAATTCTTTGAGCCATTGAAGATGAGGTTGTAAATGGTAAATCAAACTCTGCAAAAATGCGCTCATTGTTATCTTCTGCTTCAAAAACTGTGCTTGTTATTGCGGGGTAATCTGATAGTTGATAGTTGTTCTCTGGTGCAACATATTTACCTTTGACAGCGTTAAAGTTTTCTCTGCGTGACATTCTTGGGGCAATAGTTACATCACCAACAACATCATTTTCATCAAATGATAAAACTGCTGTTTTTGCCGCCCCTGCAAATACTGAAAATTGACCATTTGTATAGACCAATGTTCCCGACATTGAAGTTAGAATATCCTCAATATTTTTTCCGACTTGAGCCGCAGTATCAATCATACCATTTGCTTCATATCGTTTTTCTGTTCCACCTTGCGGCAATGAAACATCTTCATCACAGATATTTGCGGCGGCAATAAAAGATGTATTGTTCATTTTTGATGTTGGAACATTCAAGCCTAATGGACTTGTGAGATAATCATATAAAACTAATGCTGAATTAGCCGAATATGCTGTGCTTGAATCTCTTGGATCAAAAACTTTTTTACCTTTGAAACGAACGCCTACCACTGGTAAACCATGAAATAAATCATCATTATATCTAAATCTATAATAATTATAGAAAACATCATTCAGAACATGGTTACTTGTCCAACCTGAAATCGCGGCTACTGCATCAGGATCAGCAACTTGGCTTGATCCTCCCAAATGCGGGTTTATAAAAAGATGGGATGTACCAATCCCACCTATTTGATTGACTGTTCTTCTATATTTAGCATTTGTACCCGCCGCCAAAGAACCAGAATACAAACCTGTAATCCCACTTGTAGCTGTATTGCTTGCAAATGTATCCGCGCTAATTGTGTTCGCAATCTCTGTACCGTCTATATAAAACGCTTCAATTGAATCTATTTCATGGCTTGCATGAACCACAAACATATGTAACAGACTATTTTTGCCATGCGCGGCTTTCGTATCATCAATTCCTAATTCTGTGGTATCAATGTTTATTATTGGACCACCCGCTTTAATCAATCCATAAGCTAGTTTTCTGGTGGTTATAGGTTGTCTAAATGATTGTTCTCTGTCTGCCGCCGCCGTTTCAAGATTTGTTAGATTAGCGTTGAAATTGGGAACTTGAGGCTTGGGCGCAAGAGCCATTGACACCGCCGCTAATGATGCACCAATAAGAGCCGCCGTCATGCTGAACCCGATAGTAATAGCACCCGCCGTTGTGGTTACGGTTACACCCGCCGCAACACCCGCAACTATTATTGGAATCGCTTGAGGCATTAACCAATCCTCCAAGCAAAATCAATCTGGCTTCTTTCCAGATACACATATTTGGATTCACCAACAAAAAAACCGTATTCTATTTCCATAATTCCAAGCGCATAATGACCATCAAATTTTGCCGCTATTGCGTCACCTCTTTGAGCAAGATTTGGATGAACTTCAGGCCATCCATATTTTTTACAAATCTTCCTTGCAACATCTACAACGCCTTCATAGCCTTGCCTTTTAATTTCTTTGTATGCACCCAAAGCAGTGTTATATTTGCCCCGAAACTCAATTGCGGGGTCTGTACCTGTTATTTTTTCAATAATATCACACGCAAAAAGGCAACAATCATCCTTGCCCCACTGAAAAAACCTTGGTTTCTCAAGTTCTTTTACTAATACGTTTTGCCAGTTATCAATACGTTTATACATATCAATTGTTACCCCACGTTATGAGCTTGTCTTGAATTGTGGGTACAAAATTGAAGCCATCATCTGTTGGGTGATCAATTTTTTGATCTTCGTCTGTATAACGGCGTACTTTTGGCCGTTGTAATGAAATCAAGGCACTTTCAGCCGCTATTTGAACAATTGCTGTGCTTGTTTGGTCAACAATATTCATTGTATCCATAAAACCATCAAAAATAATCATCGGATTGAGTGCGGCTCTTTCTGAAGATATGCTTATTGATCCCCCCATACCTGAATGATTTTGACAATAATAATAAAGTGTATCAGGGGCATCTGATGGAACAACAAACTGATTGTAAGCCCCTGCTGTTCCCGCAGTCCCCACCTCTGTCCATCCTGAAGTATATTGATCGCCACCCCCATGTGTACCATCAGAAGTTGTGCTTACTCTTAAATTGTGGGTATTATTTGTACTATCACTTTGATCAAAACGGTAAGTTTCACCTCTGTTCAACAAAATAGAATCTTGTGAAATATTTTCAATCACGAACTTACCACTTGCTACCTTGACGCTTATTTCAATAAATGGAATTGAATCTGATTGTAAAAACGCAAGTTTAATATTTACTGGTCTACCTTGTACATTTTGATTCAATGCTAATGATAAAATACTTGTATCTAAACCTGTAAGGGATATTGATGCACCGTTGGCTCTAAGGTTTTGTGTTTCTCCTGATGGTGCAATACCAAGCAATGACCCCGCACCTGTATATTCCACACCGCCTATTGTCATTGTTCCATTGCCACCAAATAAGTTTATTGTACCGCTATCAAATTCAGCCGTAACCAAAACGACAGGAGCTAGGGCTTGCGCCCTTGCTAACGCCCTGTAGGTGCTTGAAAGCCCCCGATTCATTCAAGGTATTCCTTAACAGCAAAAGAGATACCATAAGTGCTTATGGCGTTTGCGTTCCATTCTGCATTACCCACAAGTCTGAAAACACCTTGAGCGTTTGCAACTGTAATCGCTGTATTATTTTCTGGACTTGTTCTAAGCTCTGGTTCAATTGATAGTGTACTGTTTCCACTTCCATCCGTATCTGCATCTTCTACAACTATATGAAGCCGTGATGATAAACCTGAACCGATTTGTATGTAATCACCCTTTTTTAAATACCCTGTTTGACTTGCTGTAGCACCATCAATAACAAGTGTATTTCCTGTCTGATCTGCACCATTTACCAATGGAGTCCCCGCACTGGATGAGGCCGTTCCTCTGGCTGTTCTTCCATCCCAATCACCCAAAAGTATTTGGCCTATACCTCCGCGCAGTGATGTAAGTGTTGCTATTACTTCCCTTGCGGTTGCATGATTCATTGGTGGACAAGTTATCTCAGCTTCCCACCAATTCCCTTGATATTGAAATACCTGTTGCGCCCCTGTATATGGCGATTCAGTCATTGCAACCGTTGTCATAAGCCTGAAGGTTGTTTCAGTTGGTTGCGCTCCAGTTGTAGATGGAAATGAAATTGGATATGTAATCGCCATTTATGCCCCCAATCCTACGGCTATTGCTCCCCCACGTTGCCGCGCTTCAATAACTGCACCAACTGATTCTTGCTTAATGAGAGGCATCATGTTCAATATTTCAGCCCTTACGGTTTGTTGTACCCCTGTTGTCACGTTGAAGTTTTGCGTGATGTTTGTTCCCCCACCACCTCGTAGATTTTGACCACCACTCATTGCCATATTTGCTTGATTATTCGGAATAATGCGTCCTGATGTTGGTGCTGTAAAAATTTCTGGACCACGTTCTCCAACTAAAAAACTTTGACCACCTCTCGCAGAACCACCTGTTGCCCTTGTTGCTAATGCTGAATCTAATCCAAGGGACGTTCCTGAACCTATAGAAGGTCCACTAAAACCGCCAAACAACCCACCTAAACCGCCACCTATACTGCTCATAATCCCCATAGCGGCTCTCATCAAAAGAGCTTGAATTTTTGCTTCAATCATTTTTTTAATTATTTGATTAAGTATATTTCTAAATGTATCTCTAAAACTAGCTAACCCATTTGCGCTTCCAGTAACAACATCTGCTATTCCTTTTGCAACGCCCTCGCTCACCTTACCAACCACTTCAATCACATTTCGACCCACTTCTGATTGCGCCATGAGTGCTTTATTTACATCAAAGGTTGCCTTTTCAAATTGTTCTTGATTTATTGCACCGTTTTCATAAAGGCTGTTAATATCTGTAAGTTTTTGTTGAAGCTCTGCGGTTGGACCTTGTATTTCTTTCAACACACCATTTAATCTTTGATCAGCTTCTTTTTGTGCTTCAATCTGACTTGTAAGCCTATTTCTTGCGTCTGTTTCTTCTTTTATCCTTTCAAGCTGTTGTAAACTTACACCTTCCATATTATCAGATTCTTGTATGAGTCTGATTTGTTCCTCATTGTATCCCGCTAGTTGTAAACGAGCCGCATTTGTTTGTTGAGATAACTCAAACATCTGTGTAGCGAATGTTGATTCTTTCTCTGTTGCAACCTGTGTTGTTTCTGTGGTTTTTTTTGTTGCTTCTTCTTTTCTTCTTATTGCTTCAGTGCTTTCTTTTTGTTTTTCAGTTTCATTTTTTTGAAGCTGTGTAAGGTCTGCCAATTCTTCTTTCTGTATTCTAATACGTTCAATAAGTTTTTGTACTACTTTTAATTGTTTATCATATTCCTTGTTCAAAAATTCATTGGCTGTTGTACCCATTTGTATATCTTTTCTGAGTCCAACCAATCTTTCATTTTGAAATTTAAATTTTTCAGTAAGAGACTCAATAACTCTCTCAACAACCTCTATTTCATCAAGTGTTTTTTTGTCTATCAAACGCAATGATTGAGCAAACAATCTTACTCCTGCGGCGGCATCACGCAAAAATCCTACTATCGCAGTTGCGGGAGTGATAAAAGTTCTTCCTAATTCAACACCTAAATCTTTAGTTATTGCAGATAATCCTTTGCTTTGATTTGCAAAACTGTTAGCTGTTCTTTCTGCATCCCCCTGTGCATCCTTTGTACCCGCTAAAATAAGATTAAACCTTGCTTGCACTTTTTCTGCGGCTGAAACTTCATTTTTTGATTTCGTTATCCCCATACGAAATAGCTCTGCTTGCAATTCTGTTTCAGTGATTACAATACCAAATCTTCTTACTGATTCATGGTTTCCAACCAATGCACTGGTAAAGGCATTCATAACACCAACATCTTGAGCGTTTTTGAATGAACCGACATCTACCGCTAATTTTACCAAAGATTTGGACATTTCGGCGGCTGTTCCTCTGGCAAAACCTAATGGAACAAACGTGTCTTGAACCGTTGCCGCCATTTCCTCAAGTTCAAACCGTGATCTTTGAGTTGCTTTAGCTGTTTCTGAAGCAAAATTTCTAATATCACCTATATAGTCACCAAAAACGGCCTCAGACATTGATTGCATTTCTGCGGCATTACTCGCAAGATCAAGCATACCCTTACCTGTTCTTGCAATTTGTCTAACTACTACAGCACCCGCAATGAATTTAATAGCTGAACCAACAACTGTTAAGGATCGTGACATTTTCTGTGATGTTTGCTCAGTCTGTCGTTCAACTGACGCAAGTGATCTTCTCAGACCAGACATATCCGCTTCAATGCGTACCAGTAATGTATCAACAGTTGCCATCAGTCTGGATACCTTTCCATCATGTCATGCAACTCATCTTTTGTGAGCGCATTACTTTCCTGTTTCCCGCCTGAATTAAATTCAGTGAAACCATCAACGGCAATCATCAACTCAGGCATACCCATATTCCAAAATTCTGATGGTGATATACCCATCATACCTATTCCAATCTGTATGAAGCGGCGATAAGGTATTTCATCTAACCCACCGCCTCTATTGGCTTTTTTTCAATATCTTCATCACCATCTTCTTCATCTGATTTACCCGCCGTAAGCACATTTGATAGAATTTCACCACAAACTCGCATACCTTCAGGTAAACCCGCTTCATAGACGATTTTAGCCAATTTAGCGTTATCCAAATCATTACCGCCTCCTTTGAAAGCAGGGGTTAATACATAAGCAATCTCCATTATGCTTAGATCACCCTCTGCTAACTTTGTTGCAATACGAACAAGGCTAGTGCCGCAAGCCGCTTCCGCTTGCATACACCCATCAACGGTCATTCGAGTCTTATATTGCTTACTTCCTAGCTTTACTAGAAGCTCGCCGCGAAACGGATTTGCCATCTTCAACCTCCAATAGTAGAGTTTCATCACGATCACCAATATTGGTAATCTTTATGATTTTATACTCGCTATCATCAGTTTTGATGGTTTGTCCTGTTTCAACACCCACTAAAAAGGGTATTTCAACTCTAATTCCATCGCTAGCAACCTTGATGCTACTTTTTACCGACTCACCTGAGACAGCGATTTCTTTTTCAACCCAAGTCATAATTACACCGTTGCGATAGTAATATCGCCACCACTTTGGAATGAGAAGGTGTAAGTCACTTCTCCATTATACTCTCCCGCATATTCAAGCGTTTCAAGCATAAATGCACCTGTAAATGTAATCAAATCTGGAACTAAAAACTGGTAATTTCCAAAAGATGATGCGTGCCATTTCCCATAAAGTGTCGTTTCTGACGCTGAATCAGTGAAGACTCCATTTCCACTGACGGACATACTTTTGACTCCCGCTTGGGCAAGTAAAACTCTAGCATCATTGGTTGAATCTTTGTTTGTTACATCTACCGCCTCATCGTTGAGGGTAATAGATGTTGAGCGCATACCACCGATTGTTGTAAAAGTTTCAGGACTTCCTGCATTTCCTATCTTCATCAGTAGAGCGCGACCTTTTTGTGCGGCCATAGTCTTTCTCCTATCTAGCTATCTGTAATAAACGCCCTAAAGCGCATCACACCGTGACGGGTAACTCCGTCATTCTCAAGCACCTCGCTTGAAAATTCACAACGCAAGTCTATCAGATTTGCGCCTGAAACTGAAACATCAACTTCATGTAAAAGTGTATAAACTCTTTGTAATATATTTTTTGCCTCTTTCATTCCTCTATAATCTGAGAAAACATCTACATTAAAGATATAATCTCTTGCATCAAGGGTTTTTGAACCATCATCTGAGGTTGTACTTGGACCAATTACTACAATTGGGAGGGCGGTATCATCAGGAACACCATCAAAAACGCCTGTAATCAAGTCACCAAGCGTTGAGTCACCATTAAGACGGCTAAATATAGCTTCTTGCAAAGGAAAGCTGTGTAAGGCCATTATTTACTAGCCTCTCTATACAATGGGTGATCCTTTGGAAGTAAATCTCTATCAAATTGACCGCTTCTGTATCTGTTATTTCTTACAGCATATAAATAAGCATTAACGCGAGCTATCCCCCATTGATCTGGACCCATTACATTCCTTCTGACACTTTCAGGATTTGTTCTGTAAGCACCCACCCCACGCTCAAAAACTCTTTCAAGCATCCTCATGGTAACTCTTTTCCCACGCTTATCACCATGCTTATCATTATGTTCTTTCATTTTATTGCGTAGAGTTTTCTCAATCCTACTGCTTACCTGTTTGGATTGGCCTGTAATCCTTAAATACACCGCATGAGTTGAGCATGGCATATAATAATTGCCATCTGGGGTCTTTAGGGTATGTGTTCCATCACACCCAAGTTTATCAGCCCTTCGACTCGCCTCTGCTACTGAACGGAAAACATCTCGACCTTCTCCCATTCTTGGGTCTTGTTTATCACTCATCAGATTCCATCCTTCACGGCTTTGGTGAATAAGCGTTTAAATTTTGCCCTGCCTTGCTCTAGCGCGGGTTGCAAAAACGGCCTAGCCGCCATATCTCGCGTACCAAATTCAAGAAATACTGAATAATCTGCTCTGCTTTCCACATCTGCTCCAAATCCATCATTATCCATTACCAAAAATATATTATTGGCGAGAAAACCTGTATCCCCTGCGGGTGCATCGCCATCTGCGGATATTTTAATTGTTCTTTTTGGATTGTATCTTGTAACTTCTGCCCCCGCCCTTGGGTTTTGAGATATGCTTTTTACTGCTTCATTTCTTGTTTCATTACCCGCAACCCTAACAGCCCTTTGCAAGTTTTTTGCTGTAGATGTAGCTTGTTTTTTTAATTTTGCTTCAAATTGTTGCCGATTCACAACTTTAAGACGTAGCGTCATTGATTCCCCCTTCTTTGCACCGCAATTGAAGAAATCTATCTTTCATTCCCATATTTATTACTGAAACTATAGAGAAAGTTCTTGTTGTACCGCTATCGCTCCACTGCAACCGCATTTTTGCGCCGCCCGAACTGAAATTTATATTTGAATAGTAGCGAATAAATACATCATGGGTAATATCATGCCTTATTGTTCCATCAGAGAATGATTGATTTCCTCTCAACGGTACAATATCAGCAAAAACGGTTCTTGTTGTTGAGAAACTAGAGGTAAACCCGCCCCCTGTATCTGTGCTTGTAGATCGGGTTTGTATATTGACTGAATGTCTAAGGTTTCCTGAATAGGGTGTTTTTGCCATCAGCCATACCCAATCCCAAACCTTGAAATTCTAAAAGGATTCCAACACGCCTTTACCAGTGACGGAATGACTGCTACCCCCTCACCTTTCACGACCATATCTGGATTTTCAAACAAGTGCGCCGCCATAATCAACGCTCCTTGTCTTATGGCATCTGGTACATTACTGCTCGCACTGCCATATCCCGCCACATAAGTAACTTCTATGGCATTTGCTACCCTGAGTGCATCAGGCCAAGTCTCGCCTGTTCTAAGCACCACACGGCCTGATTCTGATGCTGTATCAACGTAATATTTACTTGTTGCAAGTGTTGTGGCTGTATCATCATCATCAAAAGTTTTTACATGGGTAACACTTACCAATGGTGATTGAGGTAATGTCACAGATCGTTTTCTATATGTGATATATGGACCAGTCGTGATTCCCTCAACGTCTGGTAAATTATCATCTTCATATG